GTGGAAGACCTAATTCAGACGGGTCCAGCGATACGGCGTTACCAGCTGCATCAAATCCGGCGAGGCCTTCTGGAGTTCCTGTGTGCAGGCTTTGATCCCAGGCAAGCTCCTTCATATTGGCATGATTCGGAATAAACAGAGCAGGCTTTCCAGATGGGTCCCACGCCGCCAGCGTTTCAGGATTTCCCTTGTGTCCGCTTTCGGGCCACACGAGGTCATCGAGTTCGCTATGATCACGAATAACCGCGTTCCCGGTTGGCTGTATCGGATTCATGGAGCGATTGGAAGACTGCTTCGGAGCGTCGAACCCCTTTGCTTTTTCCATCTCCGTGGCGTCCTTGAACGTCTTCGTCCACAACGGCTTCACCGTCGTGTTCTCGGAAGGGTTTATCGCCCCATAGTAGTTCGCGCTGATCATAGAATTACCCCTTTACGGAGCCGCCTTCGGCATACCCCAGCCCCGATGCGATATTCGCCAGTTCACCGATACCCGGATACTCATCCTCGCGCCGTTCCATGAACGCCAGCATGGCGGTGATGACGGCGTTGCGCAAAGTGGCGGCATCGAAGACGCGCTTACGCTTCATCTCGCCCAGCCGCGCCGCCGCCGCTTCGATCCTGTTGCCGACTTCCATGCGGACGCTCTGAAGCTTATCCACACTCGCCAGCGTCCTGTCGCTGATTTTGTCCTCGACATCAGTCAGCGCCTTCGCCCTCGCTTCTTCAGTGCCGGACGCAACAGAAGTCCATACCGTGCCGTTGTACATGCCGCGTGAAATGAGGTCAGCGCGAGCCTTGGAAAGCTGATTGTCGAACTGCGTATTGATCCGGTCTCGGTGACTTTCCCCGTAGCCGGTGAGCAAGCCCTCAACTCGGGACTCGTAGGTAGCGAAATCGGTAGGCAACGCGGTAATAATCCCGTCGATGATGGTATCATACTTGAGATCATCCGCCGCCATCGAAAGCATATCCTCCTGGGTAGCGGTGGACATGACGTTATAGATGGTGACAATCTCATCGTACCGGCGATCATTAAGAAGACGACCTTCGTTGTAGGCCTTCGTGAATTGCGTAATCATATCCTGCAGAACGCGCTCGCTTTGAAGTTTGCGCCGCTTCATGTTGTAGACGTGGACGAAGAATGTCCGAGTCGTCTCGCTTGCTGCCGCGGCCGATCCACTTGCCGATCCGGATCCGCCAATCATAAGCAACCCGGAATTTTCATACCTTTCGCCAGAATACGGAACATAGTTTTTAGAGACCGAACTACTGGAAGACGATTCGCTGCTCGATCCAACAACACGACTCCTCGTCTCCGTTGTCGAACCCGTAACAATCCACCCCTGCGCCAGAAACCACCCGATAGACGTGCCCTCGGTCTCGTCAATGCGGACAGTCATGTACTCGGTCTCAAACCAGTTGGAGGCATTCAGGATCGTCTCTGGAATCGGCGTCCAATTAGTAATGTAGAGAAGCGGGTTGATTTCTTTCATAATGGCTCCTTATTCTTCTTATGGTCCGCCCCAGGCCTCGGGTATGTCTGCGTAGTTGGTTAAAGTCGCGGCAGAGTGACCGCCAAAAGCATCCGTTCCGGTGAGCGTCGCGCCGGTGACATCCCAAAGCGCGGGGGCCTCGCCTTCCGCCAGCATCGTAAACATAAATTCTTTGAAGAACGATTCAAAATTAACCGTCCGCCCGACAAAATGAGACTGAAGGTTTCCGCTTCCCCAAAGGTCGATTCGCATAACAAGGTTGATGCAGTCTACAAATGTCGCGCCGTATCCTTGTCCCGAAACGGCAACATTGTACCGGAATAGATCAGCGGGTACTGTTGCGAGATTGAGGCATGTCCAGAACGTCTCCTTGAACGCATCTTCACCCGCCAGCACATTGTACCGGAATAGATCGGTCGGAACGGTTGTCAACGCCAGGCACCCGGCAAACGTATCCTCAAAGGCGTGATCCGCCGCCAGCACATTATACCGGAATAGATCGGTCGGTATGGTGGCAAGATTCCCGCACCCGTTGAACGCATCCTTGAAGGCGTAGTAAGTGTATTCGCCGACGACTTGCTCTGACGCCGCCACGTTATACCTGAACAAATCAGTCCCGATTGTCACAATTCTAGTACACCCCATGAAGACGCCCTCGAACGTCAACGCAGCCACGTTGTTTTGGAATAGTACGGCAGGAATGCTGGTCAGGAACGTGCATCCGGCAAACGTATCTCGGAACGAAAGCACTTCAGGAACAAGCGAGAATAGGTCTGCGGGAATAGTCGTCAGTCCTGTGCAGTCTTTGAATAACTTGTCGGCATTTTGGAAGTTTCGTATTCCCTGGATGACTCCCACGGAAGAAACCAGCGAAGCGGTTACGGTATCCCGCGAGTTGTCGAATTCCAGCCTATCTTGATTTCTTAAAATTCCGGCAATTCTGATTTGATAAGTTCCTGGTCTGGCAAATTCGGTATACGCAGAAAGGCTGTCTTCGGGAATTCTTATAACGTAAGGACCGCCCTGAAAGCGCACTTGAATAGACGAACTCCCTCCGGCTGTATAATCTTTTTTCAGAACATTGATTTGTACGGGCTGATTTGGCTCGGTAGTCGTGACGTAGACGCTCCAGTATGTTGAAGGAAACGGAGTTGGTATCAATTCGCCAGGAATAACCCCAAGGTAGATGAGTTCGTTTATCGCCTCATCCAGCGTAATGCTACCATCTTCAAGTCCGTCGAGAATGTCTTGCAGCTCATCGTCAATATCGTCACCCATGCCATCATCAATGATGTCGATGATCTCCTCCAGCGTGTAACGTCTGCGCCGCCTGCGCCTATTCAAGAGAAATTGCATGTTACCACTCCGTGATAGCGGTCAGTGTTTTCTTGTACTGGATCAGCACCCCGAGAACCCTCGCGTTTCCGGCAAGAGCAGTCCCGCCGCTTCCAGCAAAGTCGAAGACGCGGGACAGTTTGAGGTGAACCATCGAACCGATAGCGGGAGTTCCCGCAACCGTAACTGCAGGGCTTGCAGCCGTGACATGGATATACCCGTCGTCCGCCAATGCCTGATCGTCAATGTTGCGAGCGGTCCCGTTTGCCGCGTCCAGGGCCTCACCGTCCTTGAACGAGCGGCCCGACAGCGTGAAACGCACCCACTGGTCGGCAGATGATTCCCCGTCTTCCGGTATCCAATAGACCTTCGCTTTGATAGTTCCGAGATCCCACGCTTCAGGCATGGCGATATTGAACTCTACAAACGTGTCGGAAAGCTCATCGGTGAAATCTAGAACGTCGTGAGACGCATCATTCGTATCGGCTTCGAGAATCGCCGGAATCGCCCCGCCTATAAAACTCGGGATCATCGCGCCGGCCGGGATCCACATCACGTCGTAAAGAGCGTTCGCCCCGGCAATCGCCGCCGTCGCCTTGGCTAAAAAGTACCCATCCCACAGCTGCAGCAGCGTCGAGCGCTTAACCGCGCCCGAATCCGCTGAATCTTGAACAGTCATGATGTCGGCAGCAACCGGCGTCGTCTTGGTTCCCGTTCCGTAGATGGCCGTCCGAACCGCCGTCTCGTCCACCAGGCTCGTTCCGGTCGCGCCAACGGCCGCAATGGTAGAGACAATCGCCTTGCCGTCCTTCAGTGTCTTGGATGTCGCGCTCCACTGCGGGACATAGTTTTCGGTCATGGACGCCGGAGCGATGGCGCCAGCCGAAACGCCCAGCGTCGTTTTCATCTGCGCCAGCGTGACCTTGCGAGCACCAGCAGAGGTGACGGCATAGAACTCGTCTGCATCATTCGCAGAAGTAGCAGCCGTAAGCCAGGTGACATGCGCCGCCAGCCCTGCATATATGGCATCGTTAACCGCCTGAAGCGTGATTTTCTTCGCCACCCCGGATTGACCAATAATGAAAAGGTCTGCAGTCGAGGTCGCGCCGGCAGCGCTTAAGGTTGTCGGATCAATCACCGCCGCCCGGATGGCCGTTTGAATATACGTCGCCAGCACCGCCAGTGTAACCGTGTTTTCGGTAGTTCCGGTGTCCTTGATAGCAATCTTGTCTGTCCCAGCAGGAGAGGCGTCAGCAGCCTTGCCCCATACCGTGTCGATCGCATGTTGCGCCACCAGATCGATGTCGACCGGCTTCAGTACCCCGCCCTGAAGGATGTAGACGCTATCGGCTCCCGTTACTGCAGTTCCGGCCGCAATGGCTTCAATCTGGTCTACCACAAACGCCTTGATACCCGTGACGGTAACGCTTTTCGGGCTCCCGGCATCGGACACTGGAATCAACTCGCCGCCGCCAATGCTCGAATCCGGCGTCATTTCAGAAATTTTAATAGCCATAACGGAGCCTCCCTAACTGTTGCGTCACTATCGCCACCGCTTCAAATGCCCACTTTCCTGTAGAAGAAAGCCAAATCACCGCCCAGGCGCCGCGGCATCGGCACCTATCGACCTTGTTTCTGTTTTCTGCCCAGGTGCCGAAAGAGGAAACGCCAGAAATAGTAGTTCCGGCAAGGTCCGCCTTGATTCCGGCTTCGGCAAGGTCCGCCGCTTCTTCGGCAGACGAGGCCATGATTACGCGCCACGTTACGGCGGTCCCGTTGTTTTCGGCTAGAATGCCGTGGATCTCCGCCAGAAGCGCATCATCAATATCATTTGTCGCCAACCGGATTGGACCGATCGCGACATGACTCTCGAATGCCGTGCCGTCGTCCGTCGTTACCGAATCGCTGAACTTGCGCAAATACCCGTCGCGACAACCGAGAATCACTTCTGGTAGTCCGGCGCTACCCTGAAGGCGAGCCGTCGCCATCGGCTGCATTGCCGTAGGTACGACAACCGGCCATATAGCCTTGTTTTCAACGTCCAGCCACCAATGCTCGCCGTTGCCGGTATCGGGCGTTATGAAGAGATGGAAACCGCGTCCCCTCGCGTCGTAGGCCATTGTGACGTGTTTTGCGGTAGTTACGGTATTCACCAGCGAAGCCGGAAGATTGTCCGCGCTGAACCGCTCCGGCGCTTTCTGGCCTCCAAGCTGCATGACGTAGACGCCATCGAAGGAAAGGAAGGCCAGCAGCCCATCGTCAGAACGCGCCCACGCCCCGGGCGCAATTACCCCGACCGTGCTGGATACTTGCCGCATGACGCCATCAGTAGGGTCGCCCTTGAGCATCCAGAGTTCATTCTTGGTCGCGAAAAGGAGAGAGTCATCGCTATCGGGTATCATGGCTTGAATCACGTCGCCAATCCGCCCCGCGTTGCCGACTTGTCCGGCCGCCGCCCGCCCAACGTCGTTCATTTCCGCGCCAAAAGCCCAATCCGTAGGGTCGCTCTGTCTGGATGCGTACCACACATTGTCAACCCCGCCGAGGATAATCCGGTCGCGGTACAGGCATACGCGGGGGCAGGCGACCGGAATCACGCCGACAGTCGCCGAAACGGCGGTTACAACTCCGGTAATCGGGTCATACAAACGAAGAACGGAGTCAGCAAGATAGATTGTTCCGTTGCGCTCAACGGCATCGAAAGCGATAGACGCGCCGCCGCCCGCCACCGTCACCGCCGAATCGAAAACAATGGTTTGCCCGTCTTCGGTCAAGATGTCAATTCCGGCGTCAGTTTGCAGCGCCGCCGAAAGCGCCGAAGAAGAAGACCCGCGAACGACGTTTATCGCGCCATCAGCTACCACAAGTAGGTCGTATTGGCGAGCGCCGGTAGAGTCGATGTAGGTCGCGGGAATGATAGCGGAAATCGAAGCTCCGAAATCGGTCGCCAGAACTTTTGCAAGACCTGGCCGTGATCCGCCCCGAAGCCGAGTCTCGAGACCGCAGACGCCACGCACGTTCGCCGCCCAGGGGGAGGAGTACGGTCGTTGCTGTTCACGATACCCCGCTCGCCGGGCAACCCCAGCGAGCGGGAACGTGAGCGTCTTGTTACCGACTTTCGGCATTACGCGACCTCCGTTACGCCAGAGGCCATGCCGGAATAACGTAATCGGTCGCCCCGACCGTGATGGTCAGGTAGATCGGAGACGCCTTGCCAGCGTTAGCCGCGGCCGGCGCGTTGGTCATGGTCAGCGTCTTGGCTTCCGCCGTTGTCACCGCCGTGAACTTTGGAGGGGCCGTCAGCGTCGCTACGCCCGTCACCGCCAGCGTACCAGCCACCGCCAGATTCCGCAGTCCGCCGACGTCCTTGTTGGCATCCGCCGTGACGATCTTACTCGCCTCGACCGTGCCATCCGTCACCGGAAGCAGCGCCTCGATACCGTCCACAGCCGTCGCCGTCGCCGCGACAACCGCCAACTCATCCTTCAACAAATCCCGCACTCTCAAGTCCATAATCTCACCAACCTTTCTTTTTACCCGTGCCGACGTTCAACGCCAGCAGTTTCCAATGCACCACGAATCTTTGCAACATCCTCGCGAACCCCGTTCAGCTTTTCGTCCATCCTCTGAAGCCAGTCCATGCGAGACCGGCATTCCGTCTCGCGGCTCGAAATGCGGGATTCGATCTCCGCAATCTTCGCTCCTTGACCGATCACCTTGACCGCCAGCCAGCCCCAAAAGCTAAACGACAACCCCACGAAGCTCGACACCATCAACACAACCCACCACGGCGTTACCATGTTTCCCCCTTATACGTTACCGGATAAGTCGTCCCGAAGTTGCGCCTCGAAAGACTATCTGAAGTCTCGCAATTCTCCCCCATCATCCCGAAGAACCGCGCACCCATCTTCTTGTCGATTTCGATCCCGGCAGCCAGCATTTCCGCAAACCTTTCCGTATGCGCCCCGCGCTCATCGTTTCCTCGCTGTTCGGCGACCGCCAGACAGCTTTCGATGATAAGCTCCGAATGCTTCATGCCCCCAAGCGGATAAGGCTTCAGGGTAGTCAGCTTTCCGGAATAGGCCTCGTAGCGATACGTCAGTGTGTATATGGCATCGGGTGTCGGCCAATAGACGATCTCGAGCCGTTGTCCGCCCGCACCGTCGCTAACCTTCGAGCGAATGGCCGCGCATTTCGGCTTGGCATTCGTCGTTGTCCTCGCCTTCAGCGCCATCATCTGCCCCTCGCTCACCAGTGTTACGGGGGTACAGTTTAGGGCAGCAGCAAAGTGAAGATTTCCAGTTATCCGGCTCAAAGCGTCTGGCAAATCCGTCGCGTCATCTCCAACGGCCGTAGCGATCGTTGTCGATGGATTCAGGAAAGACCATTCGTATCCAGCAGGAGGATAGTAAAAATTCCGAATGCCCGATTGAATGTATCGATCAACCTCCGCCAGTTTCGCCGCGTTCCAGGCCGTAGAGTCAACCCCGTAGCCAAGAAACCCGCCAACTTCTATCAGCAGATCGGCGTAACTGATCGAAAGAGTCGATTCACTCATGCAGCACCTTCATCTTTCTTTTTTGGCTTTTCGGCAACCGCAAAGTCGCCTCGCTTGTCGATCATGTCGGACATGGCCGCGATAATCGCGCACCCTTCCGCACTCATGCGGGACGGAAAAACCACGTCCTTTTTTCTCTTGATGGAGTTGTAGAGCAGAACAAGGGAGTCCGGCAGCTTGGAAGCGTCGTAACCCATGTTGCAAAACATATCCAGCGCATGTTCATCAACTCGCGTCTCGTGAGTAACTTCAGGCTTGGACATATCAGATCCTCGAAAAAGGCGACCCTTTCCCCGAAGGTACGGGGCCGCCAATCATGGTTTTCGATTACGCCTCGGCAGCGGCACCGGCCAGGTTCACGCAGCGCCACACGCCGTTGAACACCAGATGAGCCCCATCCAGGGCCGCGTCGATCGCGTTGATCTCCGCCAGCGCCCCACCAGTCATGGTGAAGCCATTCGTGACCAGATCAACGGTCACGTCGTTGGTCGTCATGGTGCCGAGCGCCAGGAAGCCCTTCCGCTGGCCGAAGACGGTCCCTTGCGCAAAGGTCACATCCACGTCCGCCGCGAGCGTCAGTCCGCCGCAGACATACGAGATGCCGCTGGTCATGTAGGAAAGCCCCACAAGACCGGCATTGGG